TCGATCGCCAGCAATGTGTAGGGCGGATGCGCCATCAGGAATATCTTGAAGGTTTTCGGCCGCCGCTGCGGACCTGCGCCAGCGCCGCCGCCCGCTGCAACTGGTCGACCACATCGGACGAGGCGCGCAGGCCGCCGATCGCCGGCAGGCCGGGAAACGCGATGGTGACATGGCTCATGCTGCCGACCGCGCCGCCAGCGGCAAACGCCGGCATCCGCGGCACCAAACCGCCGAGCGCGAACCGGCCCATCCCGTCGAGCACGCGCGAAAGGTTGCCGCCCGAGCGCCGCAGCGCCTCCAGCAAGGCTAGGACACCGGGCTGTGCCACCGCCCGCGCCGGCATGATGTGCTCGCCGCGCGAGACCCAGGCGAGATTGCTGTCCGAGGTGCCGGTGCCGCGCCCGCCGAGCAAGCCGCCGCGAGCAAACTGACCGCCACCCGCCGCCGCCGGTGCCGGCGTGCCGCCCGACGGTTTGAGCCCGATGAACTCCAGCAGCTTGTCGATGGCACGCCCGATCGCACCGGTCAGATCGTTCCAGGCCTGCACCCCGGCCGCGATCGGATCCCAGTTCCAGCCGGCGAGCGTGGAAATCAGACCGCCGATCGCGGAGGTAACCATCTGGATCGGTGCCGCCAGCGCGCCGATCACCGCCGCGCCGGCTGTTGCGACCGCATTGATCTCTTGCCCGGTCGTCGTGATGATCGCCTTGAACGCATCCCATGCCGCGGTCAGCGCTTCCATTCCGGCAATGGCGATCGGCGCGCCGACCTGAACCTTGAACCGCTCCCAGTCGGCGGACAGTTGATTCATCGTCTGCCGTTGCTTGTTGGCCGCCGCCTCCTGTTCGGCCGTCATGGTTGCGAAAGTCTGCCCGAATTGCTCGACGGTTATGCTGCCGGTCCGCAGGGCCGCGACCAGCTCCGGGCCGGCGGCACCAAACTGTTGCATGGCGATCTGCGCGGCTTTCGCCTGATCCGGCATCTGCGCCAGCACCGTGATAATCTTCTGCGCCTGGGTGACAGCGTCATCGTTGACCTTGATGTCGATGCCGAGGCCCTTGAGCTTCGCCAGCTCGGTGCCAAGCTCCTGCACATCCTTGAAGGTCGTGCCAGGAATGCCCTGGCCCATTTTGGCCAGTTCCTCGCGCGCGGCCTTGCCAGCATCGGTGAACTGCTCTGCCGTGTGCTGCAGTCGTTTGAATTGTTCTGTAGCCGCACCGCCAAAGCCGCCGGCTAGAGCGCGCTGGACTTCAGCAGCATCCCGCTTGACCTGCTCGAGGCTGATCTTGTCGGCATTGCTCTTGACCTGCGCGAGCGCCGCGCTGATGCCTTGCGTCGATATCCCGGCCTGCTCGAGAGCGCGTCTGAACTGATCGACCTTCTCGATCGAAACACCAAGTTTTGCCGCCTCGTCGCTGACCTTGTTGACGGCCTCCGAGAATGCGAACGCCGCCTTGGTGGCGAGCGCGAATGCTCCGACCAGGACGGCACCGATAACAGGTGCCGCCGCCGCCAGCGCGGAAAAGGCGGTCTCCACCGAGGTGATGCCTTGCACCAGCGTCTCGAGCCGCCCGGCCGATTGCACCGCCTTCTGGATCTTGTCGATCGCGTCCACGCCGGTGACGCCCATGTCCTGCAGCTTCGCCGTCACCTCGTCCGGCTTGATGTTCTTGAAGCCGCCGACCTGTTCCGCCGACTTGGCGATGTCGGCGAACGCCTTCTGGCCGGCCTCGCCGATACCCTCGAGCTGCTTCGCGATCTGGTCGCCACCCTCGAGCGCGATCTGGATCGATATCTTCTCTGCCATAGCAACTAACCCTTGAAGTGCTTGATGAACAGTTGAGCGATCCGCGCCGCGTGTTCCTTGACGATTTCGGTGATGCGCCACTTCTTCGGAATGCGCACCGACGGCACGCCGATATAGAGCGGCTTGCGGTCGCGATCACGATCATTGGCATCGAACAGCATCGGCTTGCCGCGCACCGTGGCTGAGACCAGTTTCTTTCCCGATCGGCTCGCGGTCGGGGCGCCGGGTGTGGTCGGTATCCACAGCAGCGGCTTGCCCTGGATGGTCGCGCCGTGCTCGAACACGCCGGCAAAGCCGAACTTGTGGAAGATGACGGCCTTGGCCTGCAGCGACGGCTCGCCGGCGTCCACTGCATCCACCGTTCGAAATTGCAATCCGCTTTGCCACTTCGGCCCGAACTTGCCGGCGCCCGCGATGTTGCTGCGCCCCTCCTGCACCGCATTGGCGGCGGTCTCGCGCAATGCCGCAACCGCCGCGGTCGCCACCGGCCGCTGCTTGTCGCGGATCATCTGCAGCCAGCGCGGCTGGTCGACGGTGACCTTAAACTTCACGGCCATCGACTAGGGTCCAAAATTTTACGCCCTATGGACTTCCACCTACGAAACGTGCCCAATTCCCCTCATGAAAAGAGGATTTTGGGAAGTCTGTTTCTGTCTCGTGTTGCTGATGGCCGGCCTCGGCTTCATCTCTTCTGTGAAAGCCGCGCGCGATTCAGCCAATACAAAACTCATCGATGAAGCAGTTTCGTATTACTTAGCCAATCACCCGCGTCCCAACGTCACCCGCTAATTTCCTTTAGCGTTCTCTCGATCGCCTTGCTGTCGCCCTGCGCGCCAATGGCAGCGATCATCAAGGCATCAGCCCGTTCGATGCGGTCGAGCCTGGCGCTGAATTCGAGATAGGCCGCGATCTGCCGCGGCGTCAGGCTCATTGCATAGTCGGGCGGGAATCCGCGTCGGATGAGGGCGGTGATGGCGATGGCGATCTCTTCGCCCGGCGCACTGTCACGGGCTTTGCCTGTTCTCCTTCGTGCGCTCCCGCCATGAGCGACATGAGCGTCCCCAGCTTCTGAACGAAGGAGATAAATCCGTTTGGGAATGTCACCCGGAAAATTGCCGCCACCAATTCCAGTTGATGTTCTGCCAACAAGTCACCGGCGATCTTCTCCGTTTTTTCATTGCCCAGTTCGCCGATGCCGGCGGCAATGATCGGGCCGGTTGCAGCCCCTAGCTGCTCGATCATCCTCGGCATGCCGATGTTGGCAGTGGCGGCGCCGATCAGGAAACCGAGATCGGGAAACCGCGCCACAATGGATGCAAGTGCGGGTACGCGCAAACCATGCACAACGAACCGCTGGCCGTTGATCTTAACGACCTCGGTCGCGGTCGCGGGTACGATATCAAGTAAAGTCGCCATGCGTTCTCCTATGCGGTTGTGGCCTCGTCTCTGACCGTCCATTTGCCGAAGGCGCCGTTAGCGTCCTTCTGCACCTCGGCCTCGATCTCGATGGTGGTGAAGTCGTCCTCGTCGGTGATGAAACTGAAATCGCCGGACGGGACGAACGAGACAGTGGCGTCGAAGTCGACCTGCTGGCCGATGTCGTTGGTGCCGACGACCTTGATGTCGCCGGTAAATTCGGTCTTCGACAGGCCGCTCAGAGTGATGTTGCCATCGGTATCGGTGCCCTGTTCAGCGAGTGCGAAGAACGCGAGATTGTTCCCGGTGATCTCGTCAAGCGTGAACGTGATGGTCGCGCCGACCTGAGTGATCGCCGTGAAGTCCTTGGTCTTGATGCCTTCGCGCGATGAGAAGTGTTCTTTTTTCTCGACCGCGGGCGAGTAGACGAACGACGGCGCATTGCCGAGATCGGTGAAGGTGGACGCGCCGGCTTCCTTGAACGACACGATACCTTTGCCGATATGATAATTGTTGACGTTGGGTGACGTGGGCATGGCGGTGCTCTCCTTTCTAGAGATCGTCGGGCTTGAGCGAATACTTGAACAGGAACTGCGCGGTTAATGCCGCATATCCGGTGCGGGTCCAGCCGACATCGGTCTGGCATCCGAGATAGCGAATCGCGCCGTTGCCGTGGCGCCCGGTCTTGACGATCTGTTCGTTGAGCTCGGTGTCGGTCAGCACCCGCTTGATCAGCTCGCTGCGAAACGTGGTGACAATTGAACCGAGCACGAAGTTGTCATCCTGCACCTGCAGGACAATGCCGGGTGTCATCTGCACGTTGTAGGGCCGGTGCGGTTGTTTCATTGACACGTCGCCGGCGCCGTCCGATTCCTCGTCGCCGTCGAGCACGATCACCGCCGGCAATTGCGTCTCCGGAATATCGACGTTATTGCGATGCGCCGAACGGATGTTCGGAAGGGTGCCGACCACCTCGAGCAGCCGCGCCAGGATGTCCTCGCGAACGTCGATCATGCGCTTGACTTCAGGAGGAACCGCACTTCGCCGAGATCCTCGCCGTTCGGACTGCCGCACGGTTCGTGGGAACGCACGATCCAGGTGCGCCCGTTGAATGTCAGTGTTGCGCCGTCGCAGTCAGTGCGCGCGATCCCTTTGGCAGTCAGCTCGGGAATGCGGGCAAAGGCGCCAGGCCCGACGCTGCGCATTTCCACGCTGCCGCTGGCCTGCGTCTTGCGGCGGGTGTCGTCGATCACGGTGATCGTGACCTCGCCCGCGGTCCCGGCCGACAGCGTCGCCGGCACGCCCAGCCCGGCATAGATCGGGTCATACAGGTCCGCGCTGTAGTCGATCATCGCCATTCCCGCCGGAACGCGAACGTCCCGATATCCTCGCGCCCGAGCTCGGTCTCGACATTGCTTTCCGACACCAGCGCAAAGCCGCACAGCTTCATCGCCGCCACCAGCCCGTCGCGGGTGAAGTACCAGCAATGTTCCTCCGGCTTGAAATGCTTCGAGCCCAGCGCGTGCTCGGCGTCGCGGAAGATCGGCAACGACACGAACACCCAGTCTTTCACGTTGGCCAGCAGCGACTGAAAATCCGGGATATGCTCGAGCACATCCCACAGGCTGACAGCATCGAACGAAACCAGATGCGGATCGACCAGCAGCATCCGCTGCTCGAGCCAGGCGATGCCGGCCGGGTTGACGTCGTAGCCGTAGGTGGTGCGGTGGCGCGTTCGCCGCGCTTCGATGAACGCACCCGAGCCGATACCGACATCGACCAGTGCTCCTCTGTAATGCTGCTCGACGAAGTTGCAGCGCGCCTGCATCAGCGCGCGCCCGAGCCCGGTGTTGGCGTTGCGATCGAAGTTGTCGAAGTAGTCCTGGTCATAGGGCGCGAACCCGGCCTCGACCGGATAATGGCCGATGCCGAGTTGCGGCCACCAGGTCAGGCGGCGGCGCGAGAACTGCGCGACCAGCGATGGAACTGCCCGACGGGGTCGGCGATGCTCTTGTCGCA